ACTGGTCCTGCGTCGTACATCGCAGGCCACCGATTGGAAACGGGGAAACCCGCAGGTGGCCAAAGATGAAGAAGGATAGGAACATCACGCCCGTGGCTTTTGCCCCGTTTCGGAAAGAGACGAGGGAGCCGCGATGGCAGAGACAAGAGAAGTCAAATTTTACAATGGTGGAGTTTACTATGCGAGCATAACTATTGTTTTTTCTGAAGACGGGAAGAGAAGCTTTATCCCATCAACCGGATACGCTCTTTACCAGATGGATATTGAGGATGTGGATGCCGGGCTGTATGAGCTCGATCCTGATCTGATTGTGTATGGAAAGATCGGTGACAGGAGACGCAGAAGCTATCTGGTGCCGGTGGAAGAAAGCAAGCTGAACCCTATGATGCAGGATGAATGGAGAGAGCGGAAGGAAGAAGAACGTTCCCGTCGCTGCCTGATTACCGGCAAGAACGGCACACCTATCGTTTGCGCGAACAAGAGCTGCTATGGCTGCGAGAATGCCTGCAACAGGGAAGCATCGAGACGGGTGGTTTCCCTCGATGCGCTACAGGAAAAATCTCACTGGGATCCTGCGATGGAAGGAAAATCCGCTGATGATCCGGAGATGATCGTCATGGCGGAGATGGCAGATAAGGAGTTCTGCGATTACCTTGCCAGCATTCAGGCAAAGCTGGTACCGATCTATCAGATGGACCGGGACGGATATTCAGTGAAGGAGATCTGTGAAGAGCTCGGTATCCGGTGTGAGCGAACGGTCTATAACGACCTGAAGCGGATTGAGACGTATCACGAGAAGTTCGCGGCAGAGAATGCATAATCTGATTTTGCAATCCTATAACAGCACTCCGGCAGGGATGAAGATCCTTGTCGGAGTCTTTTGTTGTGAGGATTTTGTTCCTGTTTCTGACGCGGCCTCACTGCTTCATATAAAACGGGCACTCGTATCCATCTGCCCGGATCTGAAGCCCCGGAGCCCACGGAGGGGTCTGTCCCATGATATCGCAGATCTCCTGCATGCTGGCATCCTGAGGAACCTCGATAATCAGCTCATCATGCACATGGCCGACAATGAAGCGATCGCGGAGATTCTTCATGGCGTAGCAGAGGATATCCCTTGCGACGGCCTGCACGATGTTCTCCACGAACTTCGGACCGTAACTCTCAATCCGGGACCAGTGCTGCTGATCGATGCCCATATAGGTGATGCAGTCCGAGCCGAACCGGTTTGTGCCGATACGGGGCTGTACATAGGCGAGCTGTCTTCCAGAAGGAAGCCGGATGAACAGCATCCCGGACTGATAATAGATATGCACGGCACCGACGTCGGATGAGCTGTGCTGACAGACTGCTTTTTTTACAGCGGCATCAACATCCCACCAGTACCGTACGATGTGCGGATTCGCTTCCCGCCAGGCATCGACAATCGGCTGCAGCTCGTCTTCCGTAAGTCCCTGATCCAGAGCGCCCATTGCTTTCAGTGCACCGACAGAGCCTCCGTAGCCGCAGTTGTGGACGAGATGGCCGGATACCGTGAACCGGTGATACGGACCGGCATTCACGATATCGTAGACAGCTGCAAGGTGCGGATCCTGACCGCCTGATGGGGCCTGATCCGGCAGTCCGGGACCGAGTAATGCACAATCTGATTGTGCAGCTTCTGCGAGGGGAATCGGATTCTGATTGCCCTCGACGAAAACCAGATGATCAGGTGTTGCTGTGAGGCCCTGAAAGGTGATGACCGGGCGTCTGTCCTTGAAAATCACACCGTCGTGAGAAACGAAGTGCTCACCATCCCAGACAAGATCGTCCGTGGTTACCTTCTCGATCGGGATCAAGCCGTGATTGGTTGATACCAGCTGGCCTTCCGCAATACAGGCCAGTGTTGCAATTTTGCCTTTCTGTCTCAGCTCACCATTGATGCCATGCTTCACAACCGGGACACCGAACATGGCACTTGCCGTCGCACAGTACAGGTCCTCACCCTTGGCGAAGGATTCGATGGTATGCGTCTTCCCGGCAAGGTAAGCAAGGACCCGCGCCTCAATGGAAGAGTAGTCGGAAACCACGAACTTGTACCCGGGTCTCGGGATGAAGGCGGTACGGATCAGTTCGGAGAGGACTTGCGAGAGGTTGTCGTAGAGAAGGCTCAGAGCAGCCATGTTGCCGGTCTTCACAAGGTCACGCGCCTGTTCGAGATCCGGCATCTCGTTCCTACTTAGGTTTTGAATTTGGATAATTTTGCTCGAGAACCGTCCACTGCGGTTTGCACCGTAGAATTGGAACATTCCACGGCAGCGGTGATCGCTGCACATCGCTGTCTGCATGGCGGTGTACTTCTTCACCGAGCTCTTTGCGAGCATCAGGCGTAATTCCAGAACGCGGCGGACATCGTCCGGCAGATCACCCTTCAGCAGGGCCGCCACTTCCTTCTTGCCAAGAGACTCGATCACCACGCCGCGCCCGGCGAGCCAATCTTTCATCTGGGTGACCGAGTTCGGGTTCTCAAGACCGGTCAGCTGTTGTAACTGCTGCATCAGGCTTTCCTTCGTCATGGCGTCGATCCGGATCGCGTTCTCCACGACGCTGGTGTCACATAAGATTCCGCGATCATTGATCCTCTGGTCGATGTGATACTCGTCCCAGACAAAATCCGGGACCGGGTAGTTTTTCAGGCACTGCTGGATCTGCATCTCCACCTCGACATCGCGCTGGTTGTACTTCTTGAAGAGCTCCCACTTATCCGGTGCATCCGCAGGGCGGTTCCGGGTCCGACCGCCATTTGCTTTTGTCGGCTTACAGGGAGAGCAGAAGTACCGGACGAGGTCTTTGCCCTCCTTCAGTTTCTGCTGTTCAAAGCCGAGAGCGCTGCCGATCGCATCCAGCGACATCGGAAGGCCGTTGTATGCTCCCCACACCCGGGAGCACTTCCACCCGGCAGGATCAAGGTAATGAGATACCGCATCGTCCGGCACCCCATAGCCTTTGAAGAAGCCCGGGTGATGACGCCGGAGCCAGGTAGAGAGACAGACACGCTCGAAGGATGCGTTGTATGCCCACTTCTCCACACTGTTGTCGGTCAGCGCTTCGAGGATGTCGTCTGGCGGTTCTTCGCCGTTTGCGATGTCGTAGACCCTGACCGGACCGTCATTGACGGCGACACCGAAGAGCAGAATCTCGAAGGACGGATCCTCGGCATAGGGATAGACACCAGTCTTCTTCAGATCCTTCTCACTGTATGTCTCGATATCCGCACTGAGCTTATAGATTTTTCTCATGTGGTTACCTCCTTGTCTTTGGGCCTGATACGTAACGGAAAAGATCCCGGCTTCTGAGTTGAGGCCGGGATCAGGGATAGAGGCGATCAGATTGAATGTCCTCAGGAAGTTCAGAGCGCCTCGCAATATACCGTTGTTCTTACAGGCGCTTATCAGTTCAGGAAATCGGAAAGCTCATCGTCATCCTCATCGAGTCCGGCAAACTCGGTCTCCGCGTTGATGTGGCCGCCCAGCGGATCGCCGTCTCTGAGCTTCTGCAGGGCGTTCAGGCCGCAGGCAATGCCACGGTTTCCGTTCCGGTTGAAGGCGTAGAAGTTGATCGACGCCCGTCCGTAGATGCCGCTGTACAGCTCCGAGGTGTCCAGAATGATGTTGTTGTTCGCATCCACGACACCCGGCTTGGTGTTGCTGTTCGCGTTGATGAAGTAGCTGTTTGCGTAGGCCTCATCATCCGGGCGCTCCCGGTCGCCATCACGCAGCGGGGTCTTCAGCGTGTCGAGGGGCGGTACCGATCTGCCGTTACCCTTGAGCTTAGCCTCACCTTCCTCATAGGCTGCCCGGATGGCATTCTTGATCTTCTGGATCGTGACGGTATCCGACTTCGGAATGATGAGGGATGCGGAGTATTTCGGTGCAGAGCCGTTGATCGACTTCGGCGCGTTTACATTGAGATAGCTGAAACGGGTGTTCTTGCCAGTAATCACTTTCATCGGGTTCTTCATAATGTTTGTTCCTCCATATTGTCTTTAAAATCATCGATTGCTGTAGTCATTTCGGGGCGCTTGTCGCTTGCTTCGACAAGTACCGGTTTTCCGGGCGGCTTGTAGATCAGGTCACCCAGCAGTTCATTGAATTTCGTTCTGCCAAGCTCCGAGGTCATCGCGGTGATGCCCTTGAGCTTCTTATCGTACGGATCATATCCGGCAGAGGATACGATTTCGGCCACCTTGGTTTCGTCGGTGTACTTTCTGGTGCTTCTGCCTTCGACGACCTTGAAGCCGTCATAGTGCTTTCCGGAGAGAGCCTGTTCCAGCGCGTAGTCCTTCACATCGTTCGCCCACGAGATGAACGGATCGACTCTCGATAGAATCTCAGCGATCTCCTCGTCAGAGAGGAGATTCGGATCATCAAACTCATACTTGGCAAGTTCCATGTTGTAGGAAGCACGCTCCCGGCAGGTGGCCTTCACCTTGCAGAACTGGCAGTGCGCTCCTGCGTGGAAGTCTCCCTCACCGGCATAGGCGAGTTTCGCTGCCGGGACCAGAACGGTGTCGGCCCAGTTGAGAAGATCGGAGAGCGACATCTCGTAGGCATCGACGTGCTCACGTCTTGGCTGGTAGATGGAGAGCTTTACGGTGCTATCCGTATCAATGTCGTACAGATCACCGAAGGCGTCATAGGCTCCGAGTGCGTAGCACATGAGCTGTGTGTTCCGCTCTGCACTGACCACGACTCCGACTCCGTACTTGAAGTCACAGATATGGATCAGCCCATCTGCGACGATGACGCAGTCACCGGTTCCGAAACCCTCCGGTACCCAGCGGGAGAAGTCCAGTCTCTGCTCAACCGCGACGAACGGATCCGGGCAGAGTGTCTTTGCTTCCTCGACCTGCTCCATGATGAAGTCCCGGTATCCCTCAGCAGCGGACTGCATCTCGGCATCGTAGTAGGTGAGGTCTTCCGTAGGATCCCGGGTCCTTCTACCGAGTGCCTTCAATACAAGGTGCTCACAGAGACTGTGCGCGTCCGTCCCCTGCTGTGCATAGGGGCCTGCCTCATCCAGCATACCCGCGCAGAGCTTCGCGGAGGGTGTACATGCGATCCAGCGGGCAGAAGAGGAAGCGGAGAGAAATGCGTGTTTACCCATCCAGCGCCTCCGCTTCTGCAACGACGGCTGCATAGTCACTCTCAGGGATATCGCTCAGCCGGTCTGCTCCGTGTGCGGTGATGATCGCCTTCACCTTGTCGGTGTAGCCCTTGCGGGACTTGTCAGCGAGAATCTTCCGGACGTCTGCGAACGTATAGGCAAGTGTTTCAGGCTCTGCTGCGTTTATCGTCTCTGCCGGAGCAGCCTGTTCTGTCGGATCTGCTTCCCGGACCGGAGCCGGGATCTCTTCAAAGTGCTGTTCTGCAGATGCCGTGTCCGGAACTGCGGGAGCAGGCGCTTCCAGAGCAGATGCTTCTGAATCGGCATCCTTTGCTGACTCCGTCTCAGCCGGGTTATCTTTAGTGGAAGGAGTCCCTTCCAACGCATCCGCGAGGGCAGTGACATTTGCGCTGATCCTGCGGAGCCCTTCAATCAGAAGGGGGATTTCTTTCTTCTTCGTCATTGCTATGTTTCCTTTCTTGTCATCTGATTTCAGATAGTCATACCGTCCCGGCATATCCGGGCCTCTCCCTTGCTCTGTGCATTTCCTGTCTTCCTTTCCGTGTTTGATCGCGGGGATCTCTTCCTGTCACCTGTATGCGGACAATTGAGCGTCGATTTTGAAATCCGATCCGAACTTTTTATGAAAATTTCCGGCGCTCTGTCCTGCACCTGTATGCGGACGGATGGGAGGTGATTTTGAAGACAAGGGAGAAATTTCTTATGGGAAATTGATCTGGGAGAAAGCTCAGGTGAACGGATCCGGGAAATCTTCTCTATGAAAAGGTCCGTCAATCTGCTCCTGAGATATGCTCTGACAAACGCTTCCGGGAAAACAGATCCGGATGAATTGCTCCGGAAACAGGTCCTGAGATCTGATCTGGCAACCCGCTCCGTTACTTTAGCGATTAGGACTTCTGGCCCTTTAGTCCCGCTGCTCTGTCGGTGGCAGGGCATCTTCCGAGGCTTTCACCATCACAAAAAGCCGGACCGCTCCCCGCATTTATTAGGAAGCAATCCGGTTCGTTCCCGTTTCTGTGCAGTCACCTGCAAGGCTCCGGGAAAATTTTTTTATTTTTTCGTCACTCACGTTTCAAAAACGTCCCCGAATAGTCCGCATACAGGTGAAAGGCAACAGGGCCTTTCATCACAAATCCAAAGGAGGATTGTTTTATGTACGAAGTAACAGGAAAACTCATGGACGCAGGAAAAAGCAAAGGAAGACAGCACCTGATTCCGGTGTACAGCCGGGGTATCACCGGCAAGGAGTCGGAGTACAGGGTTGCTGCCGGAACAGACGGAACGATGTCTGGAACCGATGAGGACAGCAGAACGTATGTCCGCATCTGCAATCCGGTCGGCTCCGGTCTCTTCCGGGTGAAGAGGGATCTGGACGGCGACGGTTGTGGCGTCACGATCACGACAGTCGGAGATGACGATCTGATCGGTCTCATCAAGGCGCTGAAGTTCGCTGCCAGAGTTCTGGAAGAAGAAGCACAGGAAATTGATGACTGAGGAGGCTGGAATGATGGAAATCACAATTTATACCGCAAACTGCACCGGGAACAGGACGAATTGCGTGTATCCCAATGAGGTGGTCGTGCACAATCCCGAGGAGCTCGCAAGAGCCGTAAAACACGATCATGTCGTTGCCAAGTACAAGAACAACTACAGAAGCAACGACAACTTTGCGTGGGCGCTGGCTGAGGTCTGGGATAACGACAACGCCTTTTCTGACAACCCATCTGATTGGATTATCCCTCAGCAGCTGGCAGAAGGACCGCTGAAGGATGTTTCATTCATAGCGATCCCCAGCCGTCACAACATGAAGCCGAAGGGGAATTACTCGGCGCGTCCCCGGTATCACATCATCTGCCCGATCCAACGCTGCACGAGCGCCGCCGTGTATGCCGCCATCAAAGCAGAAGGAAAGAGGAAGTTTCCCTTCTTTGATGAGAAAGCGCTCGATGCTGCACGGTTCCTGTATGGATCTGATGTAAAGCCGGAAGAGATTTTCTGGCACGAAGGCACCATGACGATTGACGGGCTGCTCCCGACACTGCCGGATGCGGTCGAAGTCATTTCTTCTGAAGCGAATGAAGCGACAGAGGCCAAAGCAGTAGAGGCTGAAACGGACGAAGACGATCCCTTCTCCCATGTGGGGCCAGTGATCCCGGAAGGCAGCCGAAATGCGACGATGAGTCATTTCGCAGGCAAGGTCTTAAAGCGTTTCGGAGAATCAGACGAGGCGCACGTGGCGTTTCTGGAGATGGCAGGTAACTGTGATCCGCCTCTCGAAGATGGAGAGCTTGCATCAATCTGGAACAGCGCTCTCAAGTTTTACCGGAAAAAGGTGTCTGCGGATCCCACCTATGTGAGTCCGCAGGAATACAACAACCCGAATCCCGGCTGGCCGGAGCCGCTGCAGTTTTCGAAGTTTACCCTGCTGAAGTTCCCGGTGGATGCGCTTCCGACCCCGATCGGCGACTATGTCAGAGCGGTGGCGGAGTCGACGCAGACATCCGTGGATATGGCAGGGACGATCGCCCTCTCGATCCTGTCGACCTGTCTGCAGAAGAAATACCTTGTGCAGGGAAAAGCGGACTGGAAGGAGCCACTCAACACCTATGCGATTGTCGTAGCACCGCCGTCTGAGAGAAAATCCTCCGTCCTGCATCTTATGCTGCAGCCGCTGAACGACTATGAGGTCGAGTATAACAAGCAGAATGCGGCAAGCGTGGAAGCGGGAAAGATGCAGAAACGGATTCTCGAGCGTCGGCAGAAAGCCATCGAGGAGAAGATTGCCAAGGGGAAAGCAGAACCGGGAGAACTGGAGCAGATCGCGAAGGAGATCGCGGAGTGCACGGTGCCGGTTCCCAAGCAGCTGTATTCCGATGACGTCACAACCGAGAAGCTGGTTTCCATCATCGCCACGAACGGAGGCTATGCATCCCTCATCTCCTCCGAGGGTGGCATCTTTGATACCCTTGCCGGAATCTACACCAAGAACGTCAACATCGATGTGATGCTGAAGGGCTACTCCGGAGACACGATCCGCGTGGACCGTATCGGACGCGAGAGCGAGAGCATCATGGACCCGGCGCTCACCATCCTTCTGATGGCGCAGCCGAATGTCGTATCGGATGTGCTGGGGAACGCCACCTTCCGTGGACGCGGCCTTACGGCGAGATTCCTCTACAGTATGCCGGAATCGTTTGTCGGAGAACGCAAGTATCGGAGCACAGCAGTTACGCCTGAGATCTATCACAACTATGAGTCAAGAATCGTGAACCTTCTGGAAGACGAGTATCCGGAAAAACAGAGTATCATCACGCTCTCTCCGGAAGCGGACCAGATGCTGGAGGACTTCGCCAACTGGCTGGAGCCCAAGCTCAAAAACGAGCTGAGCGAGATCGCGGACTGGGCAGGCAAACTTGTCGGCAATGTACTGCGCATTGCCGGACTGCTGTGCCGGGCGGACCGCTACGTGGACCACGACTTCCTCACGAAGGCTGATCCGTTTGTGGTATCGGGCGAGATCATGCAGCATGCCATCAGTCTTGGAAAGTACTACCTCAATCACGCGCAGGCAGCCTATTCGGTCCTGCCGGAGGACGCCATGTATCACAAGGCGGATCTGGTTCTCCAGAGAATCCGGGAGCATAAAGTCAGGGACTTCAATCGCCGGGACGCCATGCGGCTCTGTCGGACCTTCAAAACCGTAGAGAGTATCCAGCCCGTCCTCGACTTCCTTGAGGACTACGGATACCTCATGCAGAAGCCGCAGAAACCGTCCGGAACCGGAAGACCGCCTCTTCCGAAGTACGCCGTCAATCCGTGGGTATTCGAGAAGCACTGAAGACTGCGGCCTGACCGGCTTCATGGCATCTGGCATTGACAAAGATCATCACTCCGGGCGGATCTGTGATCTCCGTCCGGAGATGACTTTTGGCACATTGTCCTCGGCCTGTCAGCAGCATTTTTTGAGGAAACAGAGGCATCAAATGCCGATGAATACTGGGTTTCTGAGTTTTGTGCCCATCTGTCATATATAGATATATAAAAATAAAAATATATATATTTATTTATTTTATAGATGTGTATCTGTTTATTTACACTATAGGGACAAATGGCACAAATGGATCAAAACCCGAAGAATGCTGTAATTACAGCATTTTTAAGAGGTGATGAAAAGGATGAAAAGGAAATTTAACGCGGATATACCGGACGAATGCTATCTGGCCCGCTGTCAGAAGCGCCTTAAGGAATGGGGAGCGCCGCTGGATGGCTGGTATTGCCTTGAAATCAAAGATATCCGGGAAGATGACCCGGAGGCAGATCTTGCTGTCTGCGAGCTTTGCGGCTGTGACCGGGTGCGGTTTGTGCATGTGATGATGAACGATCTGTACTTCGAGCCAGTTGAAGTCGGCTGTATCTGCGCTGGCATCATGGAGGGCGATATTCTTGCTGCCAAAGAGCGCGAGCGCCTGATGCGGAACCGGGCAGCAAGGAAGCGGACCTTTATGAAAAAGGAGTGGGGCAGGACCGAGCATGGCTGGTATCTGAAATACCACCATGAGGAGATCCGGATCGGACGAAGAAAAAGCAATCCGGAGCAGCTTGGCGTGAAGTATCAGGGCAGGGTGCTCTGGACCTATAAGGGAAAGCCGATCACAAACTTTCTCTCTGCGGTCCACGCCTCGTTCAATCTGGTGGACCCTGTCGAAAAAATGATGAGGAGGAAGGATGCATGAGTGAAAAAGATATCGAGCAGCGCCTTGTCACTGCCGTGAAGGCAGCAGGCGGCTGGTGTCCGAAGTTTATCTCTCCCGGCACCGCTGGCATGCCGGACCGGATCGTGCTGATGCCGGGAGGACACCTCGGATTCGTCGAGGTGAAGGCACCGGGCCAGAAGCCGAGAAAGCTGCAGATACGAAAACACGTCCGTCTTCGCCATCTTGGTTTTCCGGTGTTCGTGCTGGACGATCCGGATGAGATTCCCGGCATTATCAAGGCAGTTCAGAAAGGAGGCAGAGGATGGGAAATCTGATCAGGCTGAAGGATGGAACAATCGCCACGGTTCTCTCCGGTGAGGATCTTCTGTATCTTATCGAAACCCACATGGGGCAGGAGATGAAGGAAGCCGTTGTGGAGTGGATGAACGAGATTGACTTGCAGCATGCGGACGATGAGGAATGTATCCATGAACTGAACGAGCTGATCAGCGAGGACCGTGCACGCCATAAGCAGGTGATGGAAGAACTCCGGACAGAGGCGGCAACCCTGTCAGATCTGATTTGTCAGAAGGATCTCGATCGGAGGGCGATCTCCTATACGGTCGGCAAAATCACATGCCTCATAGGAAAGGAGGTGGGGAAGCCGTGAGTGCAGCGCTACTTGACCGGAAACAGATGCACAGATATCAGGATTACTGCGTGACGTTTATTATGACGCACCCGGAAGCGCTGCTGATCCTCTCCTGCGGACTCGGCAAAACCGTGGTCAGCCTCACTGCAATCGAGGATCTGATGTTTGATTCCTTTGAGGTACATAAGACTTTGGTGATTGCACCACTCCGAGTGGCGCGGGACGTGTGGCCAGAGGAGAAAAACCTCTGGTCCCATACCCGGGATCTTCGGATGTCAGTGATGATTGGCGGCTGCAAGGATCGTGTGAGAGCCCTGAAAGCGGATGCTGATATCTACGTGATCAATCGTGAGAACGTGAAATGGCTCTCCGATTATCTGGAACGTCACAAAATCCCATGGCCGTTTGACTGCGTTGTGATTGATGAGATTTCCTCGTTCAAGAATTACAAAAGTCAGCGGTATAAGGCGCTGAAAAAGAACCGCCCATTCATCAAGCGGATCTGGGGCCTTACCGGAACACCGGCATCAAATGGGCTTCTGGATCTCTGGGGCGAGGTGGCGATCATCGATCAGGGAAAACGTCTCGGCAGATTTATCGGCAGATACCGGGAAGCCTATTTCAAAGCAGGCAGTCAGAATCCGTACACCGGAGTGGTTTACAACTATGTGCCGCTGCCGGGTGCCGAGGAGGCGATCTATAAGAAGATCAGTGACATCAGTGTATCGATGAAATCCAAGGATTATCTTCCGGATCTGCCTGAGTGCCTGACTGTCACTCACACTGTAGAGATGAGTCCTGCCGAGAAAAAGCAGTACGACAAAATGAGAGCAAATCTGGTTCTTACGGTCGGTGATGCCGAGATCGATGCCGCCAATGCAGCCGTTCTCTCCGGCAGGCTCTTGGAAATGGCGAACGGCGCAGTCTACAACGAGGACCATGACGTGATCCGGATCCATGACAGGAAGCTGGAAATGCTGTCTGATCTTATCGAGGAGGCGGTTGGCCAGAATGTCCTGATTGCCTACTGGTACCAGCATGACCGGTCGAGGATATTGGAATACCTCTCAGAGCAGGGCTATCAAGTCCGGGATCTGAAGACGGCAGACGATATGGCTGACTGGAATGCAGGAAAGATCCCGATTGCCCTGATCTCACCTGCCTCTGCCGGTCACGGTCTGAATCTGCAGCATGGCGGTCATATCCTGATCTGGTTTTCTCTTTGCTGGAGTCTTGAGATGCGCCAGCAGACCGATGCCAGACTCAATCGGCAGGGGCAGACCGAGGTCGTGACGATCCACAACATCGTGACGAAGGGCACGATTGATGAGGACGTGCTGAAGGCACTGGAAGATAAGAACTCCACACAGGAGAATCTGATCCGAGCCGTCCGGGCACGTCTCAAATAAGCCAATCAGAGTCAAACTATGACAAACATATGCCAATCCGAGGAACGTATCAACAACCCCTGAAGGAGGCAGCATATGAACAAGAACTACGGAGCAGATCCGTATGAGAATCTGGCGAATGCCATCGTGGCACAGGCAGCGAGAGATTATCTGGCGGCGCTGAAAAAACTGAAAAAGAATCCGGGGAACCGCACAGCGATGGATGATGCCATGCGGCTGGAGAAGTTCTTCCATTCCGGCTGGTACGGTGTTCTGACCAATATTGACGGTGATTATCTGATCCGGAAGCTGAGAGAGAAGGTGGCGGCATGACACCAAAGACCTATCTCAATCAGGCGTACCGACTGGAGCAGCGAATCCGGCTGGACACAGAAGAACTGGAAAACTTAAGAACGCTGGCAGCCACAGTCAGCAGTCCCGGATTTGAAGAACACTACAATCCGAATCATCCGACCGATGCACCGTTTGTAAAAACGCTGAACCGGATATGGGAAATGGAGCAGAAAGTGAAGGGCGAGCTGGATCTTCTTCTCCGATTGAAGGAAGAGATACAGTCAGTGATTGCCAAGGTCGATAACACGGATGAACGACTGATTCTCACCTACCGGTATCTCAAGAATTATACCTGGGCCAGAATCGGCGATGAGCTCTATGCCGATGAGCGCACGATCCGTAGATGGCATGACCGTGCCCTGTCTCATGTGGTGGTACCGGAAAATCCGGTCGTTCTGTAAGTGTGCCGGAAATGTCCGCAAATGTCCGAGTGCTATATGTGATATGGTATAGTCGGCAAGAAAGATAAGATGAGGCCTCGGAGAGATCCGGGGCTTTTCTTGTGGAGGCAGAAATGAACAGAGCCGAGCGCCGGGCAGCCGGAATGAAAGCTAAGCAGCCGGTCTATCAGATGACGACGGACGCGATCGAGAAGATCCGAAAGGACGCCTACCAGAAAGCATATGGGTCTGCGACAGACACAGCGATGGTGCTTCTGTTCTCTATGCCGGTCCGTGTGATGCATGAACAGTACGGCTGGGGCACCAAACGCCTGACAGCACTGGCAGAAGCCCTGACCGATGAGTACCAGCGCTTCTCTGATGGAGAGCTGTCCTTGGAGGAATACCGGGAGTTCGTGCTGCAGGAGACAGGCTTTGCTTTTAAGAAGAATCCGGAGGTGGAGTGATGCCATACAAACCAAAGGTTCCGTGCAAGCATCCCGGTTGCAGTGAGCTGGTAGAGCCGGGACAGAAGTACTGTGAAAAACACAAAGCACTGCACCCGGAGGAGATCCGGTCGGCAGCCAAGCGTGGGTACAACGCGAGGTGGAGACGGGAGAGCAAGAAGTTCTTGGAGCTTCATCCTCTGTGTCAGGAATGTCTGAAGGAAGGCATCGCAACCCCGGCAACGGTCGTGGACCACATCGTTCCGCATCGAGGAGATCCGAAGCTCTTCTGGGACCGGAGCAACTGGGAGGCACTGTGCAAGCGGCATCACGATCAGAAGACGCGGAGAGAAGATCACAATCCGACCTATCACTACTGAAGCTGTGACGGGGTGGGGGGGAGGTAATTATCTCTCGGTCGAAACCAACAGAAGACCGTCGCCCCCTCTTCCGTTGAAATCCGCGAAATTGATACCCCGGGGGTCTGAGGGCGTCCGGGCAGGAGCAATTACACATATTGAAACCGCAGGAAAGCGTGGAAACAAGCGCCTTTGCTGCGGTTTTTTCGTGCGCGGAATGACGCGGCAGTAGCTTGGAATTTCGCGCAGAAATTTCCATTCCACGCTCGGCAGACTTTCGAGTACGTTCTGACTTTCGAGTACGGAGAATCCGGCGGTGCCGGGGAGGGCGTGATGGATGAGAACTTTGAAACACCTGACCTCTCGGAATTCCTCGCGTCCTGTGCAAAGCAGTTCTGCCCGTGGTGCGGGAAGCCGATGGGACGGAATCCGATGGGCAGGCCACGGGTGTTTTGCTCAGACAGATGTCGCTGGGCTTACAACAGCTGGCGGCACAGAAAACGAATGAAGGAGAAGAAAACGGATGCGGGTTGATTACGTATGTGAAACTTGCGGGAAACCGGGACACCGTAATTACGCTCAAGGGAAGGTCCCATCACATTTTTTCTGCTCCCGGGAGTGCCAGAACGAATGGCAGAAAACGAGGCAGGACATCGTAGAGAAAAATAAGGATCCTGAGTTTCGGAAGAAAGTGAGCGAAGGGTTGAAGCATCGCCATGAGGAGCTTGGCGATAACTATCACTCCCCAGAAACCAAGAAGAAAATCGGTGAAGCTACAAAAGAGCACTGGGAAGGTTACAGCGAGGAGAAGCGGCAGCACATGAAAGCCGTGCTCTGGAACAATGCACAGAAGATGAGGACATATGGACCTTATGATCTGGACTGGAAACGTCTCAGTCATGAGGTATGCAGCCATTCTATTTGTCATCGCTGTGGAAGCCATGAGCATCTGGCGCTGCATCACATCATTCCTGTACGTGCAGGAGGTGACAGGTCGCCAGAGAATCTTGTTCCGCTATGTCCCGGTTGCCATAAAGTTGTCGAAACTCAGGAACGCAAAATATATGACATCATTCCAGACTGGAACATTGTCCAGTTACTTGTAAGAGAGAGGTTGCACTGCTTATGAACAAATTGGAGATCAGGACATTTAAGATCGCAGATCTGAATCCTGCAAAATACAATCCGAGAAAGAAGCTGAAGCCCGGCGACAAGGAATACGAGAAGCTCAAGAAGAGCATTGAGAACTTCGGTTATGTAGAGCTGATCGTTGTCAACGTGGCAAACAATAACACGGTCGTATCCGGACACCAGCGCTTAAGCGTGCTGAAGGATCTGGGTGTCGAGGAAGTTGAGTGCGTGGTTGTTTCCCTGAACGATGAGCAGGAGAAGCAGCTCAACCTTGCCATGAACAAGGTGAACGGCGCATGGGATGAAAACGCGCTGGCAGCTCTCCTTCAGGACATGCAGGCCCACAACTACAACATGGAGCTCACTGGTTTTGAGCCTCCGGAGATGGAGCAGCTTTTCAATAAGGTCGGCGACAACAACGGCCATCAGGATGACTTCGATACCGAGGCTGAGCTGCAGAAGCCCTGTTTCTCCAGAACCGGAGATATCTGGCACCTGGGAAGGCACACGCTCATCTGTGGCGACAGTACGGACATCACTACCTACCAGAAGCTGCTCGGCGATACCAAAGTGAACCTTGTGTGTACGGATGCTCCGTATTTCGTAGCCCGGCAGTCGTCCTCCGGCATGGTGACGAATGATGACCTGAACGACAAGGATGCCTACGACTTTCTCATGAAAGCGTTCCATGGCATGTATGAGTCCATGGCGGACGATGCCTCGATCTATGAGTTCTACGCTACCTCGAAAGCGCGGATCTTCCATGATGCCTTTGAGGATTCCGGCTTCAAGGTGGGTGCTGGTCTTGTCTGGAAGAAGGACCGGCTCGTCCTCACCCGGACGGACTGGAAGTACATCCACGAGCCAATCATCTGGGGCTGGAAGAAGAAAGGCAAGCATATCTGGTATGGGGATCAGAAGCAGACGACCGTATTCGAGTTTGCCCGGATCAAGTCCTCCAAGAAGGAAGGCTACGATCATCCGGACGCAAAGCCGGTGCCGCTCATCGCGTATCTCATCCAGCAGTGCACGCAGACGAACAGCCTCGTCCTTGATCCCTTCATGGGATCCGGAACGACCCTGATTGCCTGCCAGCAGCTAGGCAGGATTGCCTACGGCATTGAGCTGGAGCCGAAATTCGTGGACGTCGAGGTGATGCGCTTCAAGAAGGCTCTCGAGGATGAAGGTGAGAGCGCAGATATCTATCTGATCCGTGACGGCCAGAAGCTCACCTTTGACGAAGCGGTTGCTGCAATGCCGAAGGAGGAAACAGCATGACCGCAGAGAAACGGCTGCTCGAAAATGGCTATGACGGTGTGAAGTATCTTACCAATTATAGCTATGACGGAGCCCTCATCGGGGTGACGGATGATGGCCGGGCGGTCTACGACTATGAGCTCATGATCGAGTGGCTGATGGACACCGAGGGGTGGTCCTATGAGGATGCTGCCGAGTGGGTCAGCTACAACACCATCCGGGCGCTTCTGTATATGGGAGAAGATGCTCCAATCGTGATCAATCGCCTTGAGGACGTATACATAGATGTCAATCAGGACGGCTGATCTTTGTTCAATATTCCTGCCAGGATCAAGTTGCTATATCAGCGCCTCAGAGTGATGTATGTACTACCAAAACAAAGGAGGCACATGCCATGAAAGCAAACTACAGCAGGACAGGAAAAGAGAGAAAAGAACTGGTCAACGCGATCGCTGAGATCACAGGAGAAAAAGCAGAGTACCTTGGGACACCAACATACGCCTACAGGATTGGAAGCATCACGGTTGATGAAAACGGCGGGGTCATTTGTGATGACGAAGATAAGCTCAGCAAGGTGATTGCAGCACTTGATGAGAAAGGCATTCGCCTCGAGGAAGCAGAGCCCACGCTCACAATCAGCGTGCCGATTGAGGCAGTAAACGTTGGAACCCTTACCAGCCTGCTCAGCGCGAAGGAAAGCCTTATCAAGAAGGCGCTCGGAGTCAGCGACACACGGATCCGGGTGACGGAGGACAAGGTCGAGTTCCCTTGGTTCGACCGGGAATTAACGCCAGAAGAGACGAATGCCTATATGCTTTTCATCACCCAGCTCTGCAAGCTCTCAAAGGAACTGAAGCACGCAAGCAGCAGACCGGTGGAAACAGACAACGAGAAGTACGCGTTCCGCACCTGGCTTCTGCGGATGGGCTTTATCGGACCAGACTTCAAGGCAGCCCGGAAGATCCTGCTCAGGAATCTCTCCGGCAGTTCCGCTTTCCGGAACGGCAGCAAACCGGAATAAATACACGATTTCCGAACCATATCTTTGGTGGATATACACCTCCGAAATAACTGGATATACCTGCCCTTCAGAGTGATTAATACACATGCCAAAGGAAAAGCACACAGCCACAAGGAGGGCATAACCATGAAGGATACAGCAGTAAGAATCGAAACCATGAAGCAGCAGACGATCGGAGTCGAGATCGAGATGTACGGGATCGCAAGAAGCAAGGCAGCCAAGGTTGCCGCCACCTTCTTCGGAACCGGGAGATGTGAAGACACCGCACGCCGGAACGGCTACCGGGCATGGAGCGCATGGGACGCACAGGGCAGGGAGTGGAAATTCCAGAGGGATGCCAGCATCCGGGCAGAACGGGATGAGGAATCCTGCGAGATGGTTACCCCGATTCTCACCTGGGACGACATTGAGAACCTGCAGGAACTGGTGCGGCAGCTTAGACACGCCGGAGCCAAGAGCGACCCGAGCCACATGTGCGGGGTTCACATCCACATCGGAGCAAGCGGACACAACGCACACACGCTACGAACACTGGCAAATCTGATGGCCAGTCATGAGAGCCTCCTGATCAGCGCCCTGCGCCTCGACCGGGACCGCATCAACCGCTACTGCCAGACAGTTGATCCGGATTTCCTGAAGCGCCTCAACAAGAAAAAACCGGACACCATGCAGCAGCTTGCCGACATCTGGTACGAAGAGAACCACGCAAGCTACGGACGACGCGAACATTACAACGCAAGCCGCTACCACATGCTGAACCTCCACGCAACCTTCACCAAGGGCACGATCGAGTTCCGGCTCTTCCAGTTCGCAGACGCAGGGAACGGCAAGAAAGGCGGCCTGCATGCCGGAGAGCTTAAGAGCTACATTCAGCTTTGCCTTGCCCTTTCTGCAGCAGCGAGGATCCAGACGACGGCAAGCCCGAAGGAACCGCAGCATGAAAACCCGAAATACGCGATGCGCACCTGGCTCCTTCGGATGGGATTCATCGGGGACGAGTTCGAAACCGCAAGGGAGATCCTCACAAGGAATCTTGCAGGCGACACCGCATTCCGGAATGGCAGGACGGCCTGAAACGAAGAGACAGCCTCCCGCTACCTTACCCGCGAGCCTCGCGGGCTTAAGGTGGTAGAAGGGTATCCCTTCGGAAAGGAGAACGCGATGAGATTTCCAAGCGAGAAAGAACTGAAAGAGTTACGGGAGCATTATCCGGAAGGAGCCAGAGTAGAACTGGTGGAGATGGATGACCTTGAGGCACCGCCAGTCGGCACCAAGGGCACGGTGCTCGGAGTGGATGATGCGGGTGATGTCATGGTGGCATGGGACAACGGGAGCGGTCTGAACCTGGCTTTCGGAAAGGATCGCTGCAGGCTGCTGGTCGGAGAATTCACACAGACCGTGCGGGATCAGATCCTTGCGATCCGCGACAGCGGAGAGACGAACATGTTTGATGTTCCGATGGTCCAGCAGATTGCAAACCGGAAAGGCTACTACGAACTGGTCCTCTTCCTGATTGACCACAGGAAGGAATACGCAAACTTTATCATGAAAGGAAGCGTTTAACGTGACCACATCCTCCTGCTGAAATTTGTGCAGATTATGAATCTACATCTCCTTGCTATATGTGCCGCTCAGAGTGATATATGTACATGCCAAAGGAAAAGGGCACAAGACCAGTACAAAGCAAGGAGGACAAAGCCATGACAAACATTTTCGAAGAAACCTACGAGGCAATGGAAGAGGCAAAGAAGGCATACGCAGCAGCCACCACCGACGAGAGCAAGGAAGCCGCAGAGAAAGCCTACGGAGAAGCTAAGTATCGGATGGCTGATAAGGGTGACATCGCAGGGAGAATCTGGAGAGCCTACGAGCATTCCAGAGAGAACGAGAACAAGATCCTCAACTTCGACGACATCATCTGGGACCGGGATGTGGAAGCCATTACCGCCTGCTTGAAGGAGAACGGGATCAGGGAATTCACCTACTCCTGCAGAGCGACCGACGCGGTTGAAACCTTATGGCTCTTCAAGGAAGCGGGCTGCACAATCGGCGAGATGGTCGAGGTCAACCTCCGGAAAGACCTCTGGGGCAAGACCTACGAGAAGGGACACGCATTCAAGATGAGCATTGCCTGAAGGAAGGAGAGAACCATGTGGAGCGAGGGAAGCATTGCAGCACCAAACGACGACGGAACTTATACCGTCTGCAAATACAGAGTAAAGCACTTTGACGAGCCAAGCGAGAAATACGGGATCGACGGCGGCAGGATCAGCAAGCTGACGATTACGGTAAATGGAGAAATCACACTTAACTATGACAGAGGCTGGGACATCGAGCCCGAGGATGAGGCAAGCCAGATGGTCTACGCCATCCTGCTGAAGGAATTCAACTAAGCACCGGCACTGCCGGGCAGCATATTTAAGAATGAAAATTCCGAGAGGGAGCCGGAAACGGCTCTGTCTCTCGTACAGATACAGACCACATGGACGGGATCGCTTTGGCGGTCCTTTTGTTTTGCACGCGGGAAAGGAGGTGTGTTCCTATGGCGACTAGAGGAAGGAAGCCAACTCCTACAGCGATCAAGGAGCTGGAAGGAAATCCCGGAAAACGAAAACTGAATGAGAACGAGCCAAAGCCAGAGAAGAAGGCACCCTCCTGTCCGAAGTGGCTCGACAAAGAGGCAAGGAAGGAGTGGCACCGGCTCGCAAAGAAGATGGAAGGCATCGGCATCCTCACCGAGGTCGATATGGCTGCCTTCGCCGCTTACTGCCAGTCCTATGCACGGTGGAAACAGAATGAGGAGTTCATCACCGAGCATGGCTCCCTTGTCCGGACACCTTCCGGCTACTGGATGGCCGTGCCGCAGGTGGCAATGGCCCAGCAGTACATGAAGCAGATGGGAAAGTTCGCGACCGAGTTCGGTCTGACTCCGGCATCGAGATCGAGACTCATTGCAGCTGCTGGAGACAGCAAGACAGGCGATGAGATGGAGGAGCTTCTCGATGAGAACTGGAAGGAGAAGAAGTGATGGAGACGCAGGAAACAAGACCGGACAGCATCCCGAAACTTACAGACTATCATCCGACCCGGTTCATGCTCCCGACGTCACATTACGATGCGGAGAAGGCAGACCGGGCCGTGAAGTTCATCGAGATGCTCCGGCATACCAAAGGCAAGTGGGCAGGAAAGCGGTTCTGGCTGTTTCCGTGGCAGGAGCAGATCATCCGGGACCTCTTTGGCATCGTAAAGGAAAACGGAAAGCGGCAGTTCCGGACAGCCTATATCGAGATCGGCAAGAAGAACGGAAAAAGTGAGCTTGCTGCAGCGGTAGCGCTGTATCTCTTGTATGCAGACAACGAGCCGTCTGCTGAAGTCTACGGTGCAGCGGCTGACCGTCAGCAGGCTTCGATCGTCTTCGATGTTGCACACCAGATGGTTTCCATGACACCGGCGCTATTAAAGCGCTCGAAGATTATGGCGGCTACCAAGCGGATCGTGAATTACAGCAACGCGGGATTTTATCAGGTCCTCTCTGCAGAGGTCGGGACGAAACATGGACTGAATGTTTCCGGACTTGTCTTCGATGAGGTCCACGCCCAACCTACCAGAAAGCTATATGACGTTTTAACGCAGGGCTCTGGCGATGCCCGAGAGCAGCCGCTGTTCTTCCTGATCACAACGGCAGGTACGGATAAGAACTCAATCTGCTATGAGCTGCATCAGAAGGCAAAGGATATCCTTTCCGGGCAGCGTGTGGATCATACCTTTTATCCGGTTGTCTATGGACTGGAAGATGATGAGGACTGGCATGATGAGAAAAACTGGTACAAAGCGAATCCGAGCCTTGGACAGACGATCGACATTGAGCGTGTCCGGGAACACTACCATGAGGCATTGGAAAATCCCGCAGAGGAAGCGGTGTTCAAGCAGCTTCGACTCAACATGTGGGTTTCCAGTACGACTGCCTTTATTCCTGAGCAGGTCTTTGATCAGGGAAATGAACCAATCGACCTGGACTCGCTGAGAGGACGGGAGTGTTACGGCGGTCTTGATCTTTCGAGTACCGGAGACATCACAGCACTGGTTCTGATGTTCCCGCCTCGGGATGAGACAGAGAAATATATCTGCCTGCCGTTCTTCTGGGTACCGGAAGATACGATTCCGCTTAGAGTCCGGAGAGCGTCAGTTCCGTATGACGTCTGGGTAAAGCAGGGATACATGAAAGCGACCGAAGGAAATGTGATCGACTACAACTTCATCGAGCAGTTCATTCTGGATCTCTACAAGATCTACAACATCAAGGAGATTGCAGTCGACCGCTGGAACGCCACTCAACTCATCATCAATCTGCAAGACGACGGCATGACGATGGTGCCGTTCGGGCAAGGATTCAAAGATATGAGCGCCCCTACGAAAGAGTTCTACAAGCTGATGATGGAGGGCAAGATCATCCACGGCGGCAATCCGGTTCTGAAATGGATGGCGCTGAACGTGGTGGTGGACCGGGACGCGGCAGATAACATCAAGCCAACGAAAGCACGGTCCCCTGAAAAAATCGACGGGATCGTCGCTTCGATCATGGCTCTGGATCGCTGTATCCGGCAGGAGACGACGGAGAGCGTTTATGATAGCAGAGGCCTTGTGGTGTTCTAAAGTGCTTCATTCCTCCTCCCGATATTTGTGCAATATATGTGTCGAAATAAGTTGATGTATTTCCGGCGCGGAGTGATATATGTACACGCCAAAGGAAAAAGGCACACAAGCAAAACGGAGGACAAGGCCATGACGAAAGCAAGCTACAGATTCATAAAAGACGGAAACACCTACACCACAGCACAGGGAAACAACCGGTTTGAAGCACAGCTGAACCTCGAACTTCAATTCCAGACAGACCTTAAAGGAGCAACCTTCGAGGAGCTTTGGAAGGGCAAGGTCGAGAGAACCGGGATCGTAAAATAAACCAGAAACAAAGAGGACAGGGCATTCACCAAAACGGTGGGTGCCCTTTTCCGTGGAAAAACTGCTGCGGACGGCGGCAGAGATAGGAGTATGACACATGGGATTTCGGGATTTATTTCACAGAAGGAAGGCAAGAGCAGACCCGCAGGATTCGACATCCGGCAGTGTGTACCGTGCCTATTACGGGCATACCTCGTCCGGAAAGACCGTAACAGAACGGAGCTCCATGCAGGTGACCGCTGTGTATGCCTGCGTCCGAGTGCTGGCAGAAGCGGTGGCAAGCCTGCCGCTGCATTTGTACCGGGAGGAGAACGGCAGCAAGGTAAAGGCAACAGATCACCCGCTGTATTTCTTACTTCACAGTGAGCCGAATGAGGAGATGACTGCTTATTCCTTCTGGGAGACGCTGATTACGCATCTTCTACTGTGGGGAAACGGGTTTGTCCAGATCATCCGGAACGGCAAGGGCGAGATCACAGCACTGTATCCTCTGATGCCCAACCGCATGACGGTGGACCGGGATGAGAACGGTCACATCTACTACCAGTACCTCTGGTCCAAGGGATCCGATGCACCGACCATGAAGGAGACGATCGTAAAGCTCACCCCACACGAGGTGATGCATATCCCGGGGCTTGGGTTTGATGGACTGGTTGGTTACAGCCCGATCGCGATGGCGAAGAACTCGATCGGTCTTTCGATGGCCTGCGAGGAGTATGGCTCTAAGTTCTTCGCAAACGGTGCAGCGCCTTCCGGTGTGTTGGAACACCCCGGCATCCTGAAGGATCCGGAAAAGGTCCGAGACAGCTGGCAGGCGGCCTTTGGCGGCAGCCAGAATGCCGGAAAGGTTGCAGTTTTGGAGGAGGGGATGAAGTATTCTCCGATCTCTATCAATCCGCAGGAAGCGCAATTTTTGGACACTCGCAAGTTTCAGATTGATGAGATTGCGCGTATCTTCCGCGTGCCTCCGCACATGATCGGAGACTTGGAACACGCCACCTTCAGCAATATCGAAGAGCAGAGTCTGGAATTTGTGACGTACAGTTTGCAGCCTTGGCTCACCCGGATTGAGTCGTCGATTTCAAGGTCGCTTCTCTCCAAGGACGAGAAGATGATCTACTACGCCCGATTCAATGTGGACGGTCTGCTCCGGGGTAACTACGCATCCCGCATGCAGGGTTATGCGACCGGTATCAGTAATGGCTTCCTGTGTGTCAATGACGTGCGGCGGCTGGAAAACATGGATCTGGTGCCGGATGAGGAAGGTGGAAACCTGTTTCTGGTTAACGGGACAATGAGTCCCCTTTTCATGGCGGGCGCGGCCTATCAGAATGGTTCGTCTTCGGAGCAGAAATCAGAGCCAGAGCAGGAGGATCCTGATCAGGAGTCGGAACAGGAATCGCAGGAAGATACACAGAATGAAAAACCCCACAGACGGGGAAGGAGGATGAGATGAACAGATTTTGGAAATGGGTCCGTAACAAGACTCCGGCAGGAGAGGATCCGGATCTTGCAGAACGGACCTTGTTTCTCGATGGAGCGATCAGCGGGGACGATACATGGTTTGACAATGATGTCACGCCTGCCTTGTTCCGCTCTGACCTCGATGCAGGCAAAGGTCCGATCACGGTCTGGATTAACAGTCCGGGTGGCGATGTCTGGGCAGCAGCACAGATCTACAACATGCTTCTGTCATATTCCGGCAAGGTCACAGTCAAGATCGATGGTCTTGCCGCCAGTGCGGCATCCGTGATTGCGATGGCAGGAGACGAAGTTCTTGTCAGTCCGGTCAGTATGCTGATGATCCACAATCCGGCAACGGCAGCGATGGGAGACAAGGATGATCTGGCGCAGGCGATCTCGATGCTGGATTCCGTGAAAGATTCCATCCTGAATGCCTACGTGAAGAAGACGGGCCTTTCGAAGAATAAGCTCTCCAAGCTTATGGATGATGAGACATGGATGGACGCAAACAAGGCTGTGGAGCTCGGCTTTGCAGATCGTGTGATGGAGCGCCCGGACCTCTACCATGAGGAAGAGCCGGAAAAGAAGGTGCCGGAGCAGGATGGTCCTGATGAGGAAGATCCGGAGAAGAAACAGTCCGATCCGGACTCCGAGGAGGACCAGCCGGAAAAGGAACCGGAAAAGGATGACGACGTGTCTGACAAAAATGGAATGAAAGCAGGCCATGACAAATTTGGAACCGGATTCATGTATTCCAGTCGTCAGATGGCGGCTGCTTTCACCAACAAGGTGAAGAACCATTACAAGACAGTAAACACGGCACCGGAAAAACCGGTAGCTGATATCGCAGAGGGACGAAGTGTCGATGCGCTGATGGATCGTCTCAATCTGCTGCACACGATGATGTGAGGAGGAAAACACATATGAACGTACAGGAATTGATTGCAAAGAGAGCAAAGGCGTGGGAGGCAGCGAAGTCCTTCCTTGATGCTCACCGGGGAGAGAACGGCATTCTCTCTGCCGCAGACGGAGAAACCTATGATCGTATGGAGAAGGAGATCACGGATCTCACCAAGGAAATCGACCGCCTGAACCGTCAGGCTGCGATCGAGGCACAGCTGAACCAGCCGACCTCTTCTCCGCTTTCCAGTCAGCCGAATGGCACCGGAGCAAACAGGGAGAAGAAAGGCCGTGCCTCTGATCAGTATGCCAAGGATATGCTGACCGCCATGCGCACGAACTTCCATCAGGTATCCGATATCCTGCAGGAAGGTGTGGATGCCGATGGCGGATATCTCGTTCCGGAGGAGTGGGACAGCCGCCTGATTGATGTTTTGAATGAAGAGAACATCATGAGAGGACTGGCAACTCACATCACCACTTCCGGCGAGCACAAGATCAACATTGCCGGTGCTAAGCCGACTGCTGCATGGATCGAGGAGGGCGGAGCGCTGCAGTTCACGGACGCGAAGTTCGGCCAGAAGATCCTCGATGCCCACAAGCTGCATGTGGCCGTGAAGGTGACGGAGGAGCTGCTTTACGACTCCATGTTTGATCTTGCAAGCTACATCACGACCCAGTTTGGTATCGCGATTGCCAATGCCGAGGAGGATGCATTCCTGAACGGCGACGGGCAGGGCAAGCCGACCGGTATCTTCGACGCCACGAACGGCGGCACTGTTGCAAAGACTCTCTCCGGCACCAAGCTCGGCACCGATGATGTGCTGGATCTCGTGTATGCCCTGAAGCGTCCGTACCGTAAGAAGGCATCGTTCATCATGAACGATCAGACCCTTGCGGCGCTGAGAAAGCTGAAGGACAACAACGGAGCCTACATCTGGCAGCCGTCTTATCAGGCAGGAGAGCCGGACCGGCTTCTTGGCTACTCGGTCTACACCAGTGCCTACGCACCGGAGCTTGCCGCAGACAAGCCGGTGATGGCATTCGGTGACTTCTCCTACTACAACATCGGTGATCGTGGCACCCGTTCCATGCAGGAACTCCGTGAGCTCTTCGCAGGCAACGGCATGATCGGCTATGTTGCGAAGGAGCGTGTCGATGGTCTTCTGGTACTGCCGGAGGCCGTGCAGATCATGAAGGCAGGAGCATCTGCCTGATCTGCAACTGTAACAAAGTAGTGTCGGGAGCTCAGGGTGTCAAAGCTCTGGGCTTCCTTTCGATGGGAGGCAGTGATGATATCGCTTGAAGAAGCAAAGAAATATCTGCGTGTGGACGCAGCCGATGAGGACGATGTCATTCAGCAGGAACTGGATGCCGCAGAGAGCCTTGTCGCCTCAGTTCTCCGGAAGGATGATCTTTCCGATACGGACAGTCCGATCGTTGTGGTGGCGGTGCTGTACGCTCTCGCCTATCTCAATGAGCACCGGGAGGAAGCGGATCATCACACGCTTACCATAACGCTTCGGAACCTGCTCTTCGGTGAGCGGGATCCGTGCTTTTAAGGGAGGCTCGGGATGAATATCGCAGCGATGAATGTACGACTCACGGTCCAGAAGAACGAGGTCGTGAAGGATAAGTATGGCAACCATACCAATATGTGGACGGATTTCTACACCTGCTGGGCAACACCCGCGCAAGGGGCTGGCTCAGAAAAACAGGAGGCGGGAACCACCAACAGCACGGATGCGATCGACTTTACCGTTCGGTATGCAAAGTGCCTCGATGGACTCGATTCCACGAAGATTCGTATCCGGTTGGGTGATGCAATCTATAACGTCACCTCGATTGATCCGATGGGATTCAAGCACAACAGTCTCAAATTCAAGTGTGAGAGGGTGAAGCGGTGAAAATCAAAGCGGATGACCTTGCCAAGACGATCGAGAAAACACTCTCGGATTATGCTGAAGATGTGAACGACATTGTAAAGCAGGAGATTAAGGATGCAGGCAAGGAAGCTGTGAAGGAACTGAAGGAGAAATCTCCCAAGCGCACCGGCAAGTATGCAAAGGGCTGGCGGTCTACGGTTCAGAAGGAATCGGCGGTCGGTGCGGAGGTTGTGGTCCATAACAAGGTGTATGGTCTGACGCATCTCTTGGAGAAGGGGCACGCCAAGCGTGGCGGTGGAAGAGTCGAGGGTATTCCTCATATCGCACCGGTCGAGGAAGAGATCACCGGAAAGTTGTCGGATGAGATTGAGAAGGAGCTGAAGTGATGGACGAGATTATCAAGATTCTGGAGGCGCTTGGCCTTCCCTACTCTTACGACCATTTTGCTGAGGGCGAGGGACCGGATCCTCCATTCATCTGTTATCGGTGTCCGAACAGCGATAATTTCGCTGCGGACGGAACGGTGTATTTCCCGATCACGGCAATCGACATCGAACTCTACACCGATAAAAAGGATCCGGAGACGGAGAAGAAACTGGAAGACCTGCTCGTGAAGGGCGGGGTCTTCTTTGAAAAGACAGAGACCTTCATAGACTCGGAAAAACTCTACGAGGTCCTGTATTCATTTGAACAGGAGGCCTGAAATGGGTAACAAGAAGAATAAGGTGAAATACAACCTGAAAAACGTCCACTATGCCATTGCAACGATCGCGGAGGATGGCACCGCCACCTTTGCGGATCCGGTCGCATGGCCCGGTGCCGTTTCGCTTTCGCTCGATGCACAGGGAGACCAGACGATTTTCTGGGCAGACGGCGTTCAGTACTTTGTAACGAATGCGAACAGCGGATACAACGGCGACTTCGAGTCTGCGATGGTACCGGAGGATTTCCGCGAGAACGTCCTCGGCGAGATCAAAGACGGAAACGGGGTTCTGATTGAGGATGCCGACGCACAACCGATTCACTTCGCACTGCTTTTCGAGTTTGACGGTGATGTGAACGAGATTCGTCACGTCATGTATAACTGTACGGCATCGAGACCTTCTGTGGCATCCGCTACGAAGGAGGATTCCATCGAGGTGCAGACCGAGAGCCTGACAATCAACGCAACTTCGATCAAGGATGCGACCCTTGGCAAGAACATCGTCAAGGCGAGATCCGGCGCGGATACAACAGACGCGACTTACCAGAACTGGTACAGCAAGGTTTACACGCCTGCTGCCGTGACTGCAAGCACATCGTCCAGCACGACGAGCACAACCACATCCAGTTCCAGCAAATGATAAGGAGGGCATGACATGTACCAGGAAATTTCGCTCCGGCTTAATGATGGGTCGGAGCAGAAGTTCCCGTTTCTCGCAACGGGGACAACGGCATACCGCTATAAGCAGGTTTTCCATCAGGATCTGATGATCCTTCTCAATAAGATGGAAAACAGCGAGGACGATCAGACCGATATGACAGTCGGTGATAAGCTCGCTTTTATTATGAACGCACAGGCGGAGAAGCGGGATATGAACACGCTGAATGTGGATGCCTTCCTCGAATGGGCGGATCAGTTTGATGGAGCGGAGCTGTTCCTTCATATGCAGGAGTTTGTGACTCTCTATCTTGGTTCCAGAAGGACAACGTCAAAGCCAAAAAAAGAAGCCGCCCAACTGAAAGGGAAGTAAACACGGCTGTGTTTATGCTGCGTGCCAAGCAGCTGGGCTTTTCACTGGAGGAACTGGATCAAGTGGAGGAAGGTCTTGTGATGGATATGATCATCGAATCCGGGAATGACCTCTGCGATGACGAGTACCGACAGGTTGCTACGCAGCAGGATTTCGACTCGTTCTGATTCATCGCAGTTCATCAATTGCACACTCTGCTGATCGATTTCGATAATCTGACTCCGGTGCTATACTGATTCTAAGAGTAATACATCGGAGGGGAAGGTTATGGGGCTTTTCAGCAGATTATTCGGTCATCGCGATCACAGGACGGACGAGGAAACAGCCGCCGTAAACGAGAAACACGCTCAGAACAGCAGTAGAACTGCCCCGCAGTCTTCCCCGAGTCAAAGCGTATCTGTTGGGATATTTCCAAAGTGGCCGGACGCTGTAAGCAATGAACTCGAGCAGCTTTACCGAATACGCAGGGCTGCCACAGAGAACATATCCATTGTCAGTTACAGTTCCGGTGATGGCAATGCCATCATTCGTGGAAACAGTGGTGCTGCGTACACGACATCGCTGGAGGGTTGCACCTGTGAGGATTTTCAGAAACGCGGACTTCCCTGCAAGCACATGTATGTACTGGCGCAGTATCTTAGAAGAGTCAGTTTGAGCAGTATTGCGAATGCAAACGCGGATAAGATCAAGGCATTCGCACAGAGCAGTAATCTGAAAATCGATGATCAGTCTGATGGCACAAAGTGGGAGATCTTCGATGTTCCACAGGGTGACAGTATGGCGCTTCGAAAATATGAGGCGCAGTATTACAAGGAAAGGACAAACGGTAGATATATTTACAAGCCGAGGCTCGTGACGTATGGAGATCATCCGGAGCAGGCGTTTCAGGCAATGCTGAAAGAAGGACAGCATATCCTGCCGGGATCCATTCAGGAGGCACCCTATGATCGTCCGACACAGGCCCAGCTTTACCACGCAATTCGTGTGGATGAGATTGATATCCCGAGATGCTGCTGCAGGAAGGATTTGAGCTGCATTATCGACAAGGCAGAAGATCCTGAATATACCCCTGCCGATCCTGAGTTGAAGCAGTTCTGTGAACGGCACAGAATTCCTTACTCACTGTATGAAGGTGAATCCAATCTTATGGCGGATGCATTCAACATGCTCGGGTCCGATAAGGAGAAAGTGGCATTTCAGATCGCAGCAAGGGTATACGAAATCCGCAAGTCATGGAATTTCCAAAACTGGGAGAAGTACCTCGAATCGGCGGACAGTCTGCTGACGGAAAATGAAAAGTTCAAGTCATCCTACCTGAACAATCAGCTGGCAGAGCCAAGTCCACACTCACTGATCGGCAGAGAAATAAGACGGGTTGTGGACGAATCATACTGAATGTTTGTGGAGCATCGGTGAAGAGCCGGTGCTTTTTTCATGCCATTTTTCGGGAGGTGATGAGCTATGGCAGATCGTATCAAGGGCATAACTATCGAGCTGGACGGCGATACGACCAAGCTCTCCAATGCCCTGAAAGGTGTGAACAAGGAGATTCGTGATACCCAGAGCAATCTGAAGGATGTCAACAAGCTCCTGAAGATGGATCCGGGCAACGCCGATCTCCTCGCACAGAAGCAGAAGTATCTCACCGACGCCATCGATGCCACCAAGAAGAAACTGTCCGAGGAGAAGGAAGCCCTCGCCCAGCTAAAGGCCGGTCCTCAAACGGAGGAGACGCAGAAGCAACAGGAAGCACTGACTCGGGAAATCGAGGCGACCAAGCAGTCGCTGGAAGGTCTCGAGGACGAATATAAGAAGTTCGGCTCCGTCGCCGGCCAGCAGCTTCAGGCTGCCGGTGACAAGATGAAAGAGGTCGGCGGCAAGATCAGCGATGTTGGCGAAGGTCTGACAAAAGGCATCACGGTCCCTGTCGCAGCGGTCGGAGCCGCTTCCGTCGCTGCGTGGAAGGAAGTCGATGAGGCTCTCGATACGGTCACTGAGAAAACCGGAGCTTCCGGTGCTGCCCTCGAGGACATGCAGAAACGCGCCAAGTCCATCGCGGAGACGATTCCGACCGACTTCCAGACCGCAGGCGATGCCATCGGCGAAGTGAACACAAGATTCGGGCTGACCGGGGACGCATTGGAGGATCTCTCCACGAAGTTTGTGGAGTTTGCAACGCTGAATTCGACGGATGTATCGACCTCGGTTGATAACGTTTCGTCGGTCCTCAACGCATTTGGCCAGTCATCCGACGATGCCGGGAACCTCCTTGATGCCTTGAACCAAGTCGGGCAGGCAACGGGTGTGTCGATGGATACCCTCTCGCAGGACCTTGCTAAAAATGCCGGACAGTTTCAGGCGATGGGACTTTCTGCGGAGCAGGCGGCTGGCTTTATGGGAGCAGTTGAGATGTCCGGTTTGGATACCTCGACCATGCTGACCGGTCTTACCAAGGCGCAGAAGGTCGCTACAAAGAACGGCCAGTCCCTGAGTGATGCGCTCAAGGACTTCTCAAAGACGATGGGAAGCAATGCTTCGGATACGGAGAAGCTGCAGGCAGCCTACGATCTGTTCGGCTCCCGAGCTGGTGGCGCAATCTACAACGCGGTCCAGAGCGGGAAGTTGTCCCTGAATGATCTCTCTACCACACTCGGAGATTACGCCGGGTCGGTAGAAAATACCTTCAATGAGACGCTGGACCCATTGGACCAGATGACGGTTGTGATGAACAACCTGAAGGACCTCGGTGCGGAGATCGTGGATGCCTCGGCACCGATGATCACCGAGGCGATGACGCAGATCAAGGATGTGGTCACGGGACTGAAGGACGCGTGGGATGGTTTGTCTCCCGGCATGCAGGAGGCGATCGTCAAGGCAGCTCTCATTGCTGCCGCAGTAGGGCCAGTTCTAGTTGGCGTAGGAAAAGTTGTCACAGCAGTCGGATCTGTCACGAGTATTGTTGGGAAGTTTGTGGGTTTCCTCTCCGGCACTGTGATTCCTGCGATTGGAGCAGTGTCAGTTCCGATTCTTCCGATCATCGGGATCATCGCGGCTGTTGTGGCTGCTGTTGTTGCGGTCATCGAAATCGTGAAGCACTGGGGAGAAATCTCTGAGTGGTTCGGCGGTGTATGGTCTACGGTCTGTGGTGGCGTAAAGACAGTCGGCAGTGCGCTTGGAGACTTTTTCTCCGGCCTGTGGGACGGGATCAAGTCCACCACGGAAACGGTCTGGAATGGAATCAGCGGTTTCTTTTCTGGACTGTGGAGTGGAATCAGCACAACGGCAACGACAGTTTTTACTGGCATTTCCGATTTCCTCGGAAATACCTGGACTACGATCAGCGGAGCGGCAGCTTCTGCTTGGAGCGGGATTACCACTACACTTTCCGGCGCGTGGGATGGCATCAAGACGACAGCGGGTACTGCTTTCGATACAGTCAAGACCACCATCAGTACTGCGTGGGATACGGTAAAGACCAACACCGGCACTGCGTGGGATGCGATTCAAACCTCGGTGGATGAGCATGGCGGTGGGATCAAGGGTGTAATCGGAACAGCGGTTGATGCCTATAAGTCGATCTGGGAGACCGGCTTCTCTGCGATCAATGATCTCACAGGTGGGAAGCTTGGTGATGCGCTGTCTTCAGCGCAGGGAAAACTTGGAGAGATCAAGGGAGCGTTCTCCTCGATGATCGATAACGCCAAGAGCATCGTGAGTGGTGGTCTGGACAAGATAAAAGGTTTCTTCTCCGGATGCCATCTGGAATTTCCGAAGATCAAGCTGCCGCATTTCTCCATCAGTGGAAAACTCTCCATTGACCCTCCTTCGGTACCGCACCTGTCAGTTGAGTGGTACAAAAAGGCTATGGACGACGCCTACATTTTAAACAGCCCGACGATATTCGGTGCTGCGGGAGGCAGACTCCTTGGCGGCGGGGAAGCAGGATCTGAGGCGGTTGTTGGTACCGACAAGCTCGCTGAGATCGTGCAAGGTGCACTGGCAGGAGTCGGCGGCGGTGACATCATTATCCCGGTTTATATTGGTCAGGAACGGATTGATGAGATTGTCGTGAGGGCTACCCAGCGGAGCAATTACCGGTCAGGAGGACGATGATGTTAAATGATTATCCAATCTACTTTGACGAGATAAAGCTCTTTACGCCGGAAAGCTGGGAAGAGAGCTATGCCGTCGTAGAGAGTACTAACCAGACAGAAGCAGGAACGGATCAGGTCATTGTTACAAGGTATGACAAGCTGTCCGTTTCTGCTTCTTTTCAGTGTTCGAGCCGCTGGGCAGCGACGTTTGCTGCATTCCGGGATAAGGACAGCATCGCGGTGAAGCTCTATGACCTGAAAACACAGGATTATAAGACACGCACGATGCGGATACGGAACTTTAAAACTGCCCCGGAGAAGAACTCGGAAAAGACAAAGGGTACGAATGGGCTCTACACGGTGAGCTTTGATCTGCAGGAATTCTGAGAAAGGAGGCGCTTCATGTACGCTGTAAGTGATGCATATAAGACTGCCATGAAGCAGCCAGTTCAGAGATTCCGCATGACGGGAAAAGTCGGGAGGGTGTCCTTTACGGATGACAACATACTCTCCGGTTCTTTTTCCATCACCAATCAGTGCTCGGATGATTCTTCCGTTCTTGTCGGGCAGGTCTACATCGGAGAACTGGATGTGACGCTCATGAACATGAATATCCCTCGGTACAGCTGGAAGGATCAGGAGATCGCACCGGTTTTCGGAATGCGGCTTCCGGACGGGAACTTTGAGGACGTGCCGCTCGGCGTATTCACGATTGACTCCGCAAAGCATACGGCATCCGGTGTGGTGATCAAAGCCTACGATCACATGGCAAAGCTGGACAAAAACTGCTCGGTCACATCCATCAATGGGACTGCTTATAACCTGATGCTGACAGCCTGTACCGCCTGCGGACTTTCTCTTGGGACTACCAGTGAGGAGTTCACAGCAATGGCGAATGGAACAGATGAACTTTCTCTTTATAGTGAGACGGACATTGAGACATGGCGGGACTTCGTCTCCTGGGTTGCTGCTACGATTGCAGCGAATGTGTATGCAGGGCGTGATGGGAAGATCTATGTCCGTGCTTATGATCAGACCGTAGTAGATGAAATTGATACTTCGCACCGGTTCACAGGCTGCGAGTTCTCGGACTTCGCAACCAGATACACAGGTCTTTCTGTTGTGAATATCGATGCGAAGACCACATCATATTATGCCCTCGATATAGATGATGGACTTACCTACAATATCGGATCTGATCCTTTCCTTCAGTATGGCGTGGATGAGAAGAAGGATGCACAGAGGAAGGCAATACTGACAGCACTGTCTCAGATTGATTACGTGCCTTTCAAGGCAGAACTGATTGGAAACCCTGCCTATGATCTCATGGATGTGTTCCGTTTTACCGACGGACTTGCCGATAAAGATAAGCTCTTCTGTATGACGAAGTTCACCTTCAATTACAACCAGTCCTTCACCATGCAGGGCGTAGGACAGGATCCAGCTTTGGCTTCGGCAAAGTCAAAGACCGACAAAAACCTGCAAGGCATCCTCTCCTCGAATGAGAATCAGGATTACATCCGCTACTACGATTACCAGAATGCAGCCGCTTATGATATCGCGGATGCAGCGAAAGCAAAAATCATCGACATCCGCTACATCACAGTAAAAAGCACGCACATCGATTTCCATGCGGAGATCAAGCTGATGCTTGATTCCACGGAGACGGAAACTGATGAAGCTCTGTCGGATTCGGATGTGGTGATGACGGTCACCTATTACCTGAACGGCGAGGAGGTCAAGGACTACGTTCCGGTTGAAACAATGCCAGATGGCACGCATCTTCTGCACCTTCTTTTCACCTGGAACAGTACAGCGAATCTTACCGGAAACTTCGAGGTCTGGCTCTCGTTGACCGGCGGCAGCTGCCATATCGCCCAGGGAGATGCAAGAGCCTATATGGCAGGTCAGGGCCTTGCAGGAAACGGCGCATGGGATGGCACAATCACGGTCTACGATACGGTTCCGGAGATGAACCTGTTTCCGGTGTATCGGGACTTTGATACCTCTGTAGTGTTCAGCCTGCTTTCTCCGGAGACTGCAGGCTATTCCGACATCGTTCCGTCGATGCCTCTTGTGAGCGTGCTTCAGCCGATCGCCGGCACCATTGGTGCGGTGAAGTTCCTGCACCGGTTTGATACGGAGCACCTTGATGCAGTCACCTACAGCAGTGACCAGATCGAGGTAAAGGATGGCGTATGGAAGCTGAAGGATGGTGTAACGATCGCGGAACTTGTGACAAAGGATTGTGAAGTAGAACAGGTTCTCAGTGCCACATCAAACTGTGATAGCAACAACGTAAACTTCCTAGCCTCCTTCGATCATGGCGGCACTTGGTGGGAATACGCGAACGGCTGGATCACACCGGATACCACGAAGGAGTCCTATGGCATGTTCGCCCCGGCGATGAAGGAGATCACGAAGGAGCAGTGGGCAGAAAAACTTAACGGTTCCATTCAGATGAAGGCAATCATCCATGAGAAGGGGACGCTTACGGATATCCAGATCTTTACGAAAGAGGTGGAGGAATGATAAAGGGACATACAAAAATTGAGCTCTATAACGCGAAGACAGGAGAGCGCGAGCTCAAATATGAGAAGGACAATCTTGTTACAAATGCCGTGCAGGAGCTGATCGCTTTCCAGACGATGATCGGGAGGCCAATGAACAACAATGTCTTTCCTATCGCAAAGAATGCACTTGGCGGCATCATGCTTTTTGATGGAAAACTTACCGAGGATGTGAACAACACGAACTTCCCGACGGAGGCGAAACTGGTCGGCTATGCTTCCCGGGATACCAATACCGATGATGCGATGCGTGGTTCCTTAAATGCCATCGAAACACACAAGACCGATACAGGCTATGTTTCCGTCTGGGACTTTGGCACTGCGCAGGCAAACGGAACCATACAGTCGGTTGCCCTGACAAGCGCCTATGCCGGGGTAAACCCTTTTCAGCGGCAGATCTGCGGCGACTTTTTCTGTGACATGGATACCGTAGAAAGTGTAGAGCATAATGGTAGGCCAGTTCTCATCACAGGAAATGAGGTCTATTGGATGAAATCCGATGGAAAGACAATCCAGAAAAGCCGGTTTGATCCTTATGCCGTAAAGGTAGCTGACATGACCTATGGCTCATTTACGCTGCCGTATGAGACCGTTACGACACTGGACCTTCCTGACTATAAGAATTTTAGCAATATCGGGGCTGCAAAATACTGGATGCCAGGTACTGATGGCTACCTCTATCTCATCACGCAAAATAATCGAGTCAGTAGCTATACCTCTTACGGCAACACATACTACAACTATTATTACGATGAGGGAAATGAGAAGGACGACGCAAAGCTCTACGTCACGAAGTACAAGATGTCTGATCTTTCTTTTGAGAAGCAGCAGGAGGAAGTGATCACTCTTGCTGGCGTGCATCTGGCTTCGCGGAATGAGTATTCAATCGTTATCAACAGGGGATACCTCTATGCCAGATCCTATGATAACCACAGCATCTACATTGTAAATCTGTCGAATACGGTGGATATCAAAGTCTTTACCTTCGATAACAGCGGCTCCTTTGATTGCATGTCACCGATGCTCTATAACGGCGGCATTCAGTACCAGTATCAGTACCAGAAGGATGGAAACAACTATTACAGGACCGGTTTCCTGTATCCGGATGCATCCCACTCAGAAGAGGCTGTGAACGGCTACGCAATTGCCATGCCATGTATTCTCTACTCAGACGGAAAGATCCTCGCAACCTATCATTACGACGGTTATTACGACAACGACCGGATCCGGGCAGCGCTACGGTGTGCCTACCTTGGCACGATCAACAACTTGTCCTCTCCGATCACAAAGAATGCCTCGCAAACGATGAAGATCACTTACACGCTGACGGATAAGGAGGACACGGATGAATAAGCAGTATGAAGTTCCTTACAATTTTTCCTATGATTTTGAATCGAAGCTTTCTCGAAAGAGGGAGCTTTTTTCGTACATCCGTTGCATCTATCTTCCAGCATGGAAGGAGGATGCCACCAGCACGCGGCAGGACATCGAGATAAGGGAGGAGTACCCGAAATCCTATGAAGAATACGTCCTGCGGCTGAAATGCCTTCAGCAGCTCGGGCTTCCGCTCTGTGTTCTGATGCAGAGGAATGCGACGTTGGATGTATTGGAGAAGTATTACGACCTTGGTATCCGGATCTTCACGATCAGTGACGATGCACTTGCGATAGCAGCTAAGAGCAGGCATGAAGACATCTCGGTCACGCTCTCCATTACCAGTGCATTGACGGAATCAGACTTTAAGAGCCGGGACCTCTCCATGTACGATCATATCGTGCTGTTCTACTGGTTCTCCCGGCATTTGAGCGTGGTGAAGACACTGCCAAACAAATATCACTATATCCTGATCCCGAACACGGACTGCTATTGGAACTGTAAATGGCATGATGCACACTGGTTTGCCACAAGCCGGGAAGCGGAGATGGCGGCCACGAGTCAGTGCAGGGAACGCATTCATGACATAAAGGATACCTCGTATATTGAGCCGGAGAACCTTTCGTACTTTGATCCGTACATTGACAGTTACAAGCTGGTGGATCGTCTGAATACGACCGATCAGATCCTCGCTGATCTCGAACGGTATGCCTTCCGGAACGCCGGTGCGCAGATGCGGGAGGAGGTATACTTCAATGTCGATTAAGAAAATCCAGTACGGTGGAGTACACAAGGTGATCCAGCGGCTCTGCGAAACAGTAAATCAGCTGATCACAGCGGAAGAAACATTCTCAAAGTTTGATACTGATGGTGACGGCGTCGTTGACAATGCTGCCAAGGTGAATGGTCACACAGTAGAGAGTGACGTACCTGCAGATGCAGTTTTTACCGATACCGCTTATGACGACTCTGAAGTGAAAGCTGCGGTTAAGACAAACACGGATGCTCTTGGAGGACATTCTGTGAAAACGGATGTACCGGAAGGGGCGGTCTTTACGGATACCACCTACACCTTTGAGCTGAGCGACGGACAGCTTACGATCCGGTCTTCCGCAGGTACCAAGCAGATTCTGACTCTGCCGACTTCTGGCTCAGGAGGATCCAGCGGAGATGTTACGGAAGTGACAAAACCTTCCTTCGATCACATCAAGGATGTCGCTGCCGTGACGAAACTTGCGCTGGATATCGATGATGGAAATGGATTCGTTACCTACAAGGCAAACAGCGCGGTTCATATAAGCAAGGCCTCCATCGGCAAGAGTGATCCGGATATCCGTCTGAAAGTCGTTGAAGTGCAGCTATCCGATGGAACTCTGTCGACCGATATGGATACCTACAATGGGTTCCGTTTCTATGCGACGACGGGAAAATGCATTGTGGATAACGGAGACAATGGTACAACGAGCTATCCGGATGCAGACCAGATCGGACATTTCAAGTTTGCTTCCGGGGTGGCCAATGATGAGACGACCCTGATGGCATACAATCAGGCGACGCTTAAGTATAAATATCTCATGGTGTATGTAGAAGATTAAGGGAGGTGATACCGTTGATAGACTTTATCCTACGCTACTGGATTCAGGAGCTCTTCGCCTTGATCATCGCCATCATCACATGGCTTTGGCGAGTACTGCTTCGAAGAAAACAGGAAAACGATCAGATTAAAGAAGGAATGATGGCACTGCTGCACGACCGTATTTATCAGGCCTGCAGCTTTTTTATTGCCCGGGGATGGTGTTCTCCGGAGGATCGGAGCAACCTTGAGTACCTGTACAAGCCGTAGAAGGCGCTCGGCGGCAATGGCACCGGGGAGTCCCTGTACAAAAAGTGTCTGGAACTGCCACTAACAACAGAAGAGAAGGAGGTGAAGTGATTATGGATTTTGGAATCGCAAGCGTAGCAGCAATCACGGTGATTGCCTATCTGGTCGGTATTGCCTGCAAGGCGGCAGGCTCCGTGAAGGATGAGCTGATCCCGGTGATCTGCGGATGCGTCGGAGCCGTACTCGGTATTGCCGGACTATATCTGATGCCGGATTTCCCGGCAAAGGATGTGATCAATGCTCTTGCAGTCGGTATTGTGTCCGGTCTTGCAGCAACTGGTGTGAACCAAATCTACAAGCAGCTGACCAAAACCAATCCGTGAGAGGAGGTGATCCTCACATCTCGGCGGTCCCTTCCGTGAATGGGACAACTCTGGCTCTTCGGGCATCACAACCCGGAGGGCTTTTCTTTTGAAGGAGGAGAAGATCATGAGTGAATACAGAGGAATTGATGTAAGCCGCTGGCAGGGAGCCATTGACTGGGCAAAGGTAAAAGCGTCCGGCGTGCAGTTCGCAATCATCAAGGCAGGCGGGTCGGATGCTGGTTTTTATACCGATCCCAGATGGGAAGAGAACTACCGAAACGCCAAGGCGAATGGCATCGCTGTCGGCGCGTATTATTTCGTAGGGTCCGCCTGCACCACGGCAGAAGCAGGAAGGGCGGATGCACAGCGCTTTCTTGCACAGCTCTCTGGAAAACAGTTCGAGTATCCGGTGTTTATCGATGCCGAGGCTACGCCTGCATCCGCAAAGGCGGGCGCAACAGAAGCAGCGATTGCTTTCTGCAGAGCGCTGGAAGCAGCTGGTTATTACGCAGGTATTTACAGCTCCACCTATTCCGGATTCCGGGACAGACTGGACGATTCGAAGCTCACTCCATTCACGCATTGGGTAGCGCAGTATGCTTCGAGATGTACCTATGGCGGGGCATACGGAATCTGGCAGTATTCGTCTTCCGGGAAGGTGAATGGGATCTCCGGAAACGTGGATCTGGATATTTTTTATCTGGACTATCCGTCCATCATCAAGGCGTGTGGATTCAACGGCTACGCCAAGCAGGGTAGCACCACGCAGCCGACCACACCGGTTCAGCCGCATAAGACGGTGGATGAGCTGGCGAAGGAGGTGCTTGCCGGGAGGTGGGGAAACGGTGATGATCGGAAGAATCGCATCACAACCGCTGGCTATGATTACGCTGCCGTTCAGGCGAAGGTGAACGAGCTGCTTGGAGCATCGCAGGCAACTTACTACACAGTCCGTAGTGGGGACACGCTCTCTGCCATCGCCCGGAAGTACGGCACGACTGTGACGGCAATCCAGAAGCTCAATCCATCACTCATCCGGAATGTGAATCAGATCCGTGTGGGGTGGAAGATCAGAGTGAAGTAAGAAATACGGCCACTGGGTAACTCTTGTGAGCTGTCCTGCTGGCCGTTATTTTTGTTTCGATAAGCTGGAAGTTGTTAAACCGTAATCTCTATCTGATTTCCTTCAAGAGCGATGACACAGCTTTCATAATAGCCATCCCCTGTCGTGCGTGGTCCACTGACAACTTTATATCCATCAGCTTTCAATTCAGCTGTAAGCTGATCTACCTTTTCTTTGCTCCCGACACTGAATGCAATATGGATCAGACCTGTCCGGTTCAGTGCCTTCTCAGGATCTTCCATTTTTGGCTTGTTCATGATTTCCAGTCTGGCTCCATCGTCGAAGGTAAGAAAGTATGACCGGAAATCCGTTTTCACATTGTGGTATCCATCATTAGAAGAAGCTCCGAAATATTTCATAAAGAAATTCCTTGCTGCTTCAAGATCATTAAAATACATAGCAACATGTTCAATTTTCATATTCTTTAAGGCTCTGTCACAACAAATGGTTGATTTTTGACGAGAAATAGCGTATAATAATAGTAAGAAACAGTACCACCGAAGGAGGTAATTGGATATGCCTACTATCAAAGACGCATTAGATATTATCGGTAAGTTGACTGTCGCAGAGCAGGAAAGCCTTAAAACAATGCTTTTAAGTCCTGCCTTTGTAAAGTCTTTGAATATTGAAGATTTCGTAGCAAAGGAACGCTTTGCAAATGGTCGTGTATGCCCTCTTTGTGGCTGTATCCATGTGGTTCGCAATGGTCATCGTAAAGATGGCACACAGCGATATGTATGTAAGGATTGTGGCAAGTCCTTCGTGATTGCTACGAACTCCATTGTGTCTGGTACAAGAAAAGACTTGTCCGTGTGGGAGCAGTACATTGATTGTATGATGAATGGCTTATCCATTCGTAAGACTGCTGTTGCTTGTGGGATTCACAGAAACACCGCATTCCTTTGGAGACACAAGATTTTGGATGCACTTCAGAATATGGCAGACGATGTTACCCTTGACGGCATTATTGAGGCTGACGAAACTTTTTTCGCCATCTCGTACAAGGGCAATCATAGCAAGAGTAAGACATTTGCTATGCCACGCAAGGCTCATAAGCGTGGTCATTCTACACATATCAGAGGCTTGTCCCAAGAAAAGGTATGTGTTCCTTGTGCGGTTAATAGGAATGGCTTGTCTATCTCCAAGATTACGAATACTGGTAGAGTTTCTACAAGAGATTTACATCATATTTATGATGGTAGGATTAAGACCAATTCCACTCTTGTTACGGACAAGATGAACTCCTATGTGAGATTTACAAATGCCAATGGCATTGACCTTGTGCAGTTAAAGACTGGCAAAGCCAAGAAAGGCATTTATAATATCCAACATATCAATAGCTACCATAGCCAGCTAAAGAGGTTTATGCGTGGCTTTAACGGTGTTTCTACCAAGTATCTGAACAACTATCTTGTGTGGAATAACCTTGTAAATTACGCCAAAGAAAGCGACATGGAGAAAAGGAACATCTTCTTAACTTTCGTTTTGGCAACATTGAAAACTGCTAAATGCAGAGATTTATCAAACAGACCAGCAGTTCCTCTGGTCGCCTAATTAGAATTTGTGGAGATGATAAGATGGTCAATATAACAGATGTAAAACAGATTCTTCAATTTGCAATAGATGCGGAGATTAAAGTCTTTCTTGATGGTGGCTGGGGTGTAGATGCTCTTCTTGGATATCAGTCAAGAGCCCATAATGATATTGACATTTTTGTAGAAAAGAACGATTATCAGAACTTTATAGAAATAATGAAAGCTAATGGCTTTTATGAGATTAAGATGGAATATACAACATTGAACCATACTGTATGGGAAGATTTGAAAAACAGAATTATTGATTTGCATTGTTTTGAATATACGGACGAAGGTGAAATTCTTTATGATGGGGATTGTTTTCCGGTAGAAACTTTTTCGGGTAAAGGAAGAATTGAGGAAATAGAGGTTTCCTGTATTGAACCATATAGTCAAGTAATGTTCCATCTGGGATACGAGTTTGATGAAAATGATGCACATGATGTGAAGTTATTGTGTGAGACA